AGCATTCCCACTGTGATCACTCCCAGTTCTCCCTGCCCAAAAATTGGGCAGGGTAGTGGATCTACGTGGGTCAAATTTCGATGAAAATTACGCTACCTACTGGGTCACTTCCAGGCGGAAATCAACATGGTCAAAGCATTCTGAGGTTGGATCCACGGTTCGCGCAATGTTGGGTCGAACATCGAACTCATGACCCATCGCAGGACACGCTTGAATGTCATATTTGGCAGTGGCTTGGTCTCTACACCGTCATTGCATTCATTGCTGGGATCGCGTTGGTGGGTGTTTTGCTAATGAAGGCCTTTGTGCGTAGCAAGAATCCGATTCGGCAATAAGGCGCTGCTATCGGCAATGACGCAAGCGACATTGAAGGTTGCCGCCAATCAACTCCGACCCGGACATTGCAGGCATGAAGATCGCATTGGCAATTGCGCTGGTGCCCGTCTATTTCGTGATTCTTGCCATCGGCCCAGTCGACGATCCGAGCGTGGAGACGGCAGTGATTTTCTCCTTGATAGTGACGGTGCTTTTTGCGCTCGCGTTTCTTCGCCTCACTGGTGGGCCGTGGTGGTTTCCCCCGCTAATTGTCGGCTTGGTGTATTTCGTCGGACATTACCCGCTGGTTCATTTCACGACATATTTGCAGATTGGCAAGAACCTTGATGAAGCTCAGGCGTTTCAAGGGAGCACGGTGATTGTCGTGGGTCCGATAACTACGGTCGTTGCGGCTTGCATTGCTAGCTGGGTCTATAAGAAGAAAGCGCCGCCTGTCGATTTGTGACAACGAAGACGGCCTGCGGCATTGCTGCAAGAAGAAAATGGCATGCCGAGAAGCGGACACGCCAAGAAGTCGCCTTCGGGTCGATAGTTCAATTTCGTGGCCGTTTGCGGGCTAGATGACGTCGCGGTCGCTGTCCACCCTTCGGCAAACATCGTCCTCGACGATTCCCGTATGCCATCACCATTCACGCAACCGCCATTGGAGTGGCTGGAAGGATTCGCGCGTAGTGTGCACCTGCACGCTCATGGCGACTGTCGATCTGATCGACACCGCAAACGCGATCCGGCCAGCGCTTGCAAAATCTGCGACAGTGGTGGTTTCGGAAAGGGGGACGAGGAGGACAATCGAAACAAATGACTGGGGTGGCCGATGGGATTCGAACCCACAACAACTGGAATCACAAGGCCGCCGCGCCGGTGGTGCCGATAAGCAAATCAAAGGCTTACCCGCATACAGAACGCTTGGAAACGGTCAAAAACGCCCGGAAACGGGCAGCCTGAGGCACAGCCCTCAGCGCCACTCAAACCCGGCCGTCGGCCCCCGCCACTGGCACATCGCCGCCCGATCGCGGATAGGCGACCAGTTGCACCAGTGTAAGCCGGTCCAATGCGCCCAGCGCTGCTCGCCATCGACGAGCACCTGGTAGACGCCTGGCTGGTCCGGCGGTTCGGTGCGGTCGCGCCACTGCGCTACGAAAACCGCAGGTGTTCCATCGCCCACGTTAGCACCAGGATGAGGAAGCCGCCAAGGGAAGCGAAAACCGCGGCTTTGCCCGTGATCTCCGACTGCCATTTTTCAAGCGCCATGACGTGCTCTTGCAGGTCCTTGTTTTGCGCTTCCACCGCGGCAATTCTTCCGGCCAGCTTCGAATCGTTGCCGGCGAAGGCTTGGCCGGCGTTCGCAAGCCGCGACACGCTTGAGCGAATGGATTCCAACGTGGCTTTGGTCGTCTGCTGGTCGTAGGCCAGCGCGCGCGAGCGCTCCTCGAGCATTGCAAGCAGCGAGCGCGGGTCCCGAAGATCGTCTTGGGCCGACGGAGCGTCCGGCAATGGCACCGTATGCACCTCCAAATCGAGTGCGCGCGGAATGTAAGAATCCCCGAAATCATCGTCGCTCATGCCGGCACGTTATTGCGCTGGCGCGTAAACGATGCCTGGATATCCGGGCGCTTCGCAAGTCATTTGCCCACTGCCGGCATAGACTGTGCAAGCAGTGCGTTTTTCTCTGTGCTCCCCCGGGTGGTTCCGAACCAGTAGGCCATCACCGTGGCCCATTGGAGCAGCACGGCACCCAGGATCTGGTTGTCGGGAAGGTCTTTGCCCTGGTTGAACAGCCACAGGTCGTACCCGACGATACAGGCAACCATGACGGTGACCAGCGCGGTGAGCACGCCCGGCCAGAACGACGGATGGGAGAGCTGCATCCCGCGCGCGCTGGCCCGGTCCGCAGTATCGGCCTGCGCGAAAGCCACGTCGTGGTCGGCATTGATCTTGGCTAGGTCGATGTCGAGCTGCTTGAGCTTTTCCTCGTGATCCTGATTCGCCTTCTGGATCCCCGCGGCCATCTCAGGGGTCAGCTGCGCGGATTTCAAGACTTTGGTGACCGCATCCGCGCCGGCGCCCGGGGCCAAGCCGACCGCCACCTCGAGCGCAGACACGGCCTGCCCGGCCAGCGGGCCGCCCAGCATGGTGGCCAAGGTCGGAGCCAAGGACTTGACCGCGTTGGCCAAGGTGGAAAATATGTCATTCATGCGAGGTCTCCCGCGACATTTTCAAGATCGTCGGCGATCCGGTTCATCCAGCCGGCGCCGAATCTGGCGAAGGTCGTAAGCTTGGTGTAGTAGCGGACCTTGGCCGCTGCGAATTTAAGGCCAAAGAGCGGCACGGAATAGGCCGCCACGGCAGCCTTGGTGGCGGGTCCCCATCTCCCATCGTCCGCGACGCCGACCGCCTCCTGAGCCTTCCTGATGGCCGTGCCGAGCCCCGCATTGACGGCAAAGTCCAGGATCTGCCAGCCCAGATCGCCGGGCAGGTTGTCGCCATCGACCACGTCCCAGAAACGCGCCTTGTACCGCGCGGCGGCCTGGTCTCGCGTCATCGTGCGGATCTGCTCGGCGGTGAGGTCGGGGTTTTCGTTGAGCGACCATCCCCAGTTCGTGAGGCCCCCCGGGTCGGACGGATCGTCAGTGAGCCCACCCTCTTCCTTGAGCACCCGCGCGATGGCGTCGGCAAAATTCATCATTCGGGCCGGTAGACGCCGGGCTCGATCTCGACGAAGGATCGCACCACGCTGGCGGTGAACAGCGTTTCCAGGAGGAACATCGGCAGGCGCTTGTCGCCGACCCTGCGGTAGGTGGCCTCGTCCAAACCGCGAAGGTAGATCGAGAGCTTGCCGGTGACGCGGACGGAAAAAACGCAGATCACCTCGCTCCGATAGTTGGTCAGGTAGTCAATCGACACGTTTGCATCGCCGATGTCTTTTATGGAATCCATGTCCTTGGTCCGGTGCTCGCCCGCGAAATCCTCGCTACTCTAAACGCGCCAGTACGATCTTTCCCCCATGGCGCAATGAATAATCGAAGAATGTTCAAGCACCGCGCAGGCGTTTGCGCTTTGGCTGACGTTATTTCGAAGCTGATTACCAGCAGCGCAAAATACTGAGCGGTTTACGATCAAGTGTCGGGCGTGACGCGCTGAATGTTCGTGCCGTCGCTGTAAACAATGCACCGCTTGCCCTGCGTCACGGCAATGCCCGTGCCCGTTGGCCCGATGACCGTGAGCGTGAATGCGCCGCTTGTGCCGTTGTAGACGATCCATCTGTCGATCGCCAAAGGCACGATGACTTGGATGTTGGCGGTGAGCGCGCCGGTAAATTCCAGAATGTCGCAGGCCGCCTGCGCGCGCGTGAGCGTGACGTTCGCGCCGCCTGCCACCGACAGCGACAGCTTTCCGGTGATGGGCTCGGTGGCGCCCCAGGCGCGATAATCGAGGTAGTTCGTCACCGTCGATGCGCCGGTGGTGATCTGATACAGCGGAATGCGGCCGGCAGTGAACCCCGAGGTGTTGAAGCTCACCGAACCGGTGCGGTCCGTCTCGACGTAACAGGTCGAGCTGGCGGTCAGCGATAGCGTGCCGTTGACAATTTGCGAGAGCGCGCCATCGACCGAGATGTTGCCGCCGTAGTAGCCCCAGGTGAGCGCATTGCACGCGCTCGCGTGGCGGCCAAATAGGGCGGCCGGCGATTCCGCATCCAATACGGCATTGGCGGTTGTCTCCTTTGCGCTTTGGGTCGAGAGGATCTGGTCGAGGTTCGTCGTGAGATTGGACACTTGCGCGCTCCTACACCGGGGTCGATGTCGTGATGGTCTGTTTGCCGGCGCCGGTGATCGCCGATATTTGCGCCACGCCCCACTTGAGCGTGGTCTGGTTGCTGCCGAAGTCGGCGATCTGCTGCGCGCTGGTGTAGGTCACGTTCTGCGCATTGGTCACCGTGATCGTGCGCACGACCGTCGAGCCGTTGTAGATCGACACGGCGTAATCGCCATTGGCGTTGCTGGGCGACTCGCTCATCGGCACGTCGGTGTTTTCCAGCCATTGCCAAGTGATGCGGTTGCGCCGCACCCAGGACAGGAGGATGTCGTTCGTGCCCGGCGATGCGACGGCCAGCGGATACGCCGGGTAGAAGCAGATCAGGTTCTCGCCCTGGGACGTTTCAATGATCGGCACGCCCGAGGACAGCGGCTGATTGAGCGTCACCGCCATGTAGTCGCGCTGGACATTGAGATCGCTGGTGCTCTCGTCCTGAATGTTGATGGGCGAATAGGCGCCGGTCGAGGTGGTGAGCAGAACAAACTGCTCTCCTACACCGTGACCGGTCTGCGCTACCTCGGTGTCGATGCGCCCGCGCAGGAAGCCCGAAAGGGTGTATTGCGTGCTGCTCACCATCGTGGCATTGCGGAACTGGCACAGCTCGTTGCCGATGAGGCACAGGTTTGCGCCGTTTTGAACCGCAGCATAGGTTGCGCCGGCAAGCGTGGCGCCGGGGGTGATCAAGTTCACCGTAACCGTGGACCCTTCATCGAAATTGTTCGGGCCGGAATAGTTGCCCAACGCATTGGCCGTCGTGCCAATGACGGTCTGCTGCGTGCTCGTGGTCTGCTGCGACCAGGTCGCGCCGCCGTCAAGAGACTTGAACAGGTTTGCGCCTGGCCAGCCGGTATCCTGACCGTACATGCCCACGTAGATGAGCGGAGTTCCCGAATTGCCGTCCTGGTCTCGCAAAGGCGGCAGATCAAGCAGCACCAAGGTGGTGGCGCCGGTGGAAGACACCGACTGCGCCGCAGGCGTGATGATGCCGGGGGAAAGGTTCTGATTGTAGATAGGCGCGCAGCCGACCGCCGTCCACTTGATAACCTCGCCCTGCTCTTGCTTACTGGTGATGCGCGCAAGATACGTCTGCGTGATCACATCGCCGGCAGCGTTTGTGGCCTTGTCGTTGACGAGAGTCACAATATCCGTGCATTCGACTTGGCCCCATTTGAGCGTTGTCGAGAATTCGAAAGCTAAGCGACCGGCCCAGGCATCCCAGAGAATGACTGCAGCCGCATTGACCGCGTCCTGATCACCCATCACCGCGGCGGCGCTGATCGATACCCGGTTCGTGCTGTTCGTCGTGATGCGTTGCGCGTACTGGGTGCCAACCTGATAGCTTGCGCCAACGTTGTAGTAGGCCACATCGACGTGGTACGGCAAGGACAAGTCATCGGCGCGTGTGATGGTGAGCGGCTTGTCGTTGGGCTTCTCGCTGGCCACTGCGCCCATGTCCTCGACGTTGATGGTCGCCACCGGCGTGGCGCTGCGACTGCGGAAGGAAACCTTTTGATCGCTCTCGACCATGTCGAAGAAGAATGTCGGTGCGATGGAATTCATCACGTCGCGCAGGGTTGCTTGGCGCTCAATGAGCATTCCCCAGGCCGGGACGCTGGTCACGCTGCTGACGTCGATGTTGCCCGATGGGATGCCGACCGATTCGGCCAGGACAGAACAAATGGCGCCGACGTTTGTTTTGACGATATTGCCGATCTGGTTCAAGCTCCACATCGTCAGATAGTTGCCCTTGACGATGGCGCATTGGCCGCCATAGGCCCAAATCGCGGCCGGTCCAGTATTTCCCCCAGTTGGAAAATTTACGGGAAACGCTTGCGTCACTGCGGTGTTCAAACTAATCGACCCACCATTGCCATTGAGGGAAAGCGCGACCAATCCATAGAGGTTCAAGGCGGTCGTGATTCCCCAGATCGTGTTGAGGTCGCTATCAAGGCAATACTTGGGCTCTCCGGTGTCGTCCGGATCGGAATCGGAATAGTCGCCGCTGAAAAAAACCAGATTGCCAAAGTAGTCGCCAAAAAAGGTTGTGCCTACGGTTCCGGACGAGACGTTGACCGCGGATCCCGATGCAAAATTGATGAGGTTCCAAAGAATCGGCGGGGAGTTTGTCGCGTTTTTCGTCAGCAGCAAAACATGCTCGCCGTCAGAGCAGGGAATGAAGCCCACAAGGTAAAAGCCGCTCGGTACGCCAACGCATGCGGGCATCAAA